TTTTTCAAGAATTATAACAAAGTCAACTATTTGCGGTAAGTTTGTTGCAAGTGTTTTTAACGATGCAGATATCTTATGTACAACATCTTTAAATGTTAAGCCTGAAGAGAATCGAGCAAATTGTGCAGATATTGCTGTCATTAATAATTTAAATGAATCTTCAATACCAGATTCTTTAAATACAGTTACAACTTCATCTTTAAAATCTTTTAAGAAATTTAAAAAGCCAGTGAATTTAATTTTAGCTTTATCAAATACTTCTGCTAATGAACCAAATGAAAATTCAAAATGAAATAATTTAGATAACGCTTTATTAGCTGTATCTACAAAATTTGAAATGGCACCAGCAATTAATTTATATGTTAATAATTGTTTAATTTGATCGCCAAGAAATTTAGCTGCTTTTGGAAGATCTGTTTTAAGTGCTTCCCATAAGCCTACTCGACTTATTTGAAATTTAAGTGCTAATAACCCTACAAGAAATAATGCAGAAAATTTATGCATCATTGCACCGACATCAAATATTGTTTTGGCGTCCGTTCTTATAGCATTAAATACACTCAGTACAATACTTTTTAAATGTTGAAATTGAGCTTGTACTACTGGAAGATTTGTTACAAATACAATCTCTTTAGTTAATGCTTTAACAACACTAATGATTGCTGTAACAAAAGGAGCTAACATATTTTTGGCTTTATTAAAACCATCTGCTAACTTCATACCAACAGTAAATGCGTCAACACCTGCTAATCTTAATTTAGCAGATATATTCATCATTTGAGATGCCATTGCGTCAGAAAATCCTGAACCTTTATCTAAATCATGTAAATAGGATTTCATAGCTTCTTTTAAAGCTAATCCGCCTTGAGCTAGCGTTGGTTTCATTTTACCGAATTCGGCATTGATTGATTTAGATTGGTTTAAGATTGCATTGAAAACAGTTGTAGATGTAAGCTTACCTGCAGCTGCAATATTTCTTAATTCACCTGTACCAACCTTTAAATCGTCAGCAATTGCCTTTGCAATACGCGGTGCTTGTTCCAGAACTGAGTTGAGCTCTTCACCGCGTAGCGTGCCAGATGCCAAACCTTGCCCAAGCTGTGTGATAGCGGCACGAGCAGACTCTGCCGATGCACCTGATATGGCCATAGATTGCTGGATCGTCTTGGTAGCCTGCATCATCGCGTTTTGAGACACTGACATGCCGCTCACTGAACGCCCTAATGCTGAGAAGACATTAGCTGAATCTTCTAATGATGTACGTGTGGCATCTGCAATATCTTGTAATTTCGCTTGTGCGATTGATAGCTCATTAGTGCGACCAACCACTAATGCTATTTTATTTTCTATTTCTGTAAAGCCTGTAGACAAATGTGCAATGAAAGCTAATGAACCACCTGCAGCTGCCATACCACCGATGGCCATTGTTGCTCTTTTAAAATTATCTACAAGTCCGTTAACACTACTTGCGACACCGGAAACAGTACTATTTAAGGCATGTAAATCTTTCTGCGCCTTATCTATCCTGGTTTCGACATCAATTATGATCCCTGACATTGTAAGTTCCTATAAAAAAATCCCCTCAAAAATGAGGGGAGAATTATTATTCAGATGGTGTGACGATTACGCCATTAGCTTCTATACCAATATGAGATAATAATGTTCTTTCAATAAAATATTGAGGTGCCTGCTTACTTGAGCCACCATTTAATTCGTCTATATAAGGAACATCATTAGTTATATTGCCATCTACTACTTTCCAGCCATCACGCGCTCTTCCTGTATCTACAGGAGTAGCTTCTTTTAATGCCTCAACTAACTTGTTAGTCTCTGCAATTTTTTCTTTTTCAATCTTGCTTTTTACTAAAGCATCTATATTCATATTAAATTTAAGCGCCATCACTACCTCCAAAAATATTTTCTCCGCCACCTGCGGATGCTAATTTCTGGAAGAATCCAGACCGCTTAAATGAATTAACATTAAATGTAGCTTCTTTATCAGCTTTGTAATTGTAGATTGCGTCTAATGAAGTGAAGTATTGCCATGGTTTCCCATCAGCTCCCTGTACTTGTAGTAGCTTAACTGTACGATCATCATCGCGCCAGTCAACAGGACGTCTTTCAAAATAATTAAACCAACCTAATAACTCTTCATAAGTCATCTTTTCATATAATTCATAAAGAGGTAATTTGAGATGATATGCTATTTCGAAAATTGCCAATTCTTCATCATCAAGCTTTACTTTCCCGCTTCTTGTCCGATGCCTGAGTATTTCATAATTTCATTAGATAATTTAGATAACTCATCCATTGGGAAGTTATTGAATTCTTCATCATCTAATTCTGCACCGCCTTCAACAGCTGAACGGATAACAGTTTTTAAGAGTTCTAAACCCGCTGTGTCATCTTTTTCAATGTCTTTAGCTTTAGCTTGAATTTCTAAAACTTCATTGACAGATAGTTTAGAAATCTTAACATCAGATCCTAAAAACTTAACGGTTTTGGTCATACGTTGACCGACTAGTGCTTTAATACCTTTTACGTCTGACATATTACTTACCTTGATTAATTTTGCGTTCATCTAGTTGTGCTCGCATTTGATGTAAAATTGAAAGTGTTTCGAAAGCTTCAGTTTTCTTATCTGGAGATAACGAATCATCTTTTGTTCTTTCGAATGTTTTATTAATACTAATATCGATGCTTTTGAGCATATGTTTAACAGTAATGCCAACAACATACTCTAAGCTGAATGGTTTATCTTGAGCCATTTTTATTCCTAATGTTATATAAAGTAAGGGAGCGTTAACTCCCTTACATAATTAATATCGCTTACACGTTGCCTACAGTGTATGCACCGCGAATATCAGATTGTACTGTGATTGTCAATTTAGCAGACAATGCATCGGTCAAACTTGGAGTTACTTCTAACGCTTCAAATTTACCTAAGAAGTAATAAGAAGAGTTACCTACTGAACCAATAGAGTTTTCATCACTGGCACCATTAGCAACTGCTAAGTAACCTTCTGGCTCTAATGCTAATAAAGAGAATCTGAATAGATAAACATTACCGTCATTAATTTTAATATTTGATTTAGCAAAGGTACCAGCAGCAGTGCCTTCAATAGATAAAGTTGAATCAGCCCATAAGCCTGGAATATAGTTCAAGGTGATTTCCATTGTAGGAGAGTCTGCTTGACCTTGGATTTGTTTAGAAGTTTTAGCACCATATTCAGGCACTTTAACGACGTTAGCTGGTGTACCAATAGCTGGAAATTCTTTGATGTGCGAAATGCGAATAAATTGACCGGCAGCAGCTGTAGCAACATCATTAGGCGCAGCTTCTGTGCCAAAATGTGAAACTGCGCCATCAACAATAGCTGCAAGTTGTGCGTTAGTTTTTGGTAAAGCACTCACAGACAAATCTGTGAACATTGCAGCGCCAAGAGAAGAAATATGTGCCATTTTTTAATTCCTTTAAATTTAAGTAGAACTTCCGAAGAAGTTGAAAGTAATTGTGTAGGTACTTTTGTGAATAACTGGTAAAGCTTTATCAGGGCCTACATGCGTAAGACTGCTTATACCAAATTGTGTAACGCCAGAACCTGTAGTCTTAGATTTGTTTACTAAGTATTTATCTAAGACATCTGCTATCACCATAGCACGTCTTGTGCCAGAGCCTGCAGCTATAAAAATATCAATTATGAGAATGCCTGCTAATGAGTATCTATTTATAGGTTTTCCACTAGGTATCACTGATACACGAATAAATTCATCATTAGTAGTATTCATAACTACAAAATTTGTCGGGAATGTTTTTATATTTTCAGCTGTCCATCCATTAGACGAAAAGACTGAATAAACGTCTTTCTCTAAATCAGCATATTTGCCCATAATTATACCTCATGATAAAGTTCAACAACTGAAATATGATTGTTTGAAGTAATCACATTTCCAAAATGCCATCTATCATTGTCAATATACACATGGTCTGTCATCGAAAACGGTCCAACTTCTTTTGTTTTAAACATAATAGTCATCGTTTTCGCTTCTGTAGTTTTAGACGTTTTTGTAATAATTATCTTTGTCGTTATTGAAGGTATAGTCGTATCATTAACTTCACCAGTGCTAAAGTCAAATTCAGAATTAACTGTTTTTGTAAACACTGCTTCAATAGCCAAGTCCTTAGCTGCATTAAATGCTTTATTTAGCTGGACACCAATTAATGAATTATAAGCCATTAATTAGCCCTCCACCATGTTCTCTTACCACTATTCCGGAGTAATGGTTTGATGAGTGTCTTTACAACCATGGGGATTTTATCCGCAGGTCTAATCACACTAAGTTTAATGCCACTAAGTTCTAAATCTTTAATTAAGCCTGTATTGTCTAAGAGTCCGTCATTATTTAATAAATGATAAGCTAACTCATAAGTAGCTTTAATGACTCTTTGATCAACAACAGTAGAAACTAAAGAAACAAGTATACCAAATTTAGGATCAAAATATTCACCATCTTTACGAGGATGAGCTAGTGATTGTGTTGAATCTGTAGCTACTCCGATCCAATCCAATTCATCCAACATAAATGTAGCAGTACATAAAGCTCTCTCTTTTTGGGTATCAGGAGCGTCAGTCCATGCTGCAACATCTAGTCTGTTCTCAAAATAAGTATTGGCCTCAGTTACGGTAGCATTTGAATTAACACCTTTAACTAGTGCCATAACTTACTCCTTAAGAATGGAATACAGGTAAGATACCTAATGATAATGCGGATTGTGTTTTACGTGTCCATGTACCACGTGCGTTAGCAATAGTGCCAGTTGCTGTTAATGCTTTAGAAGTACCGCTTTCAACAACACCCATGTAATCAGCGTCAGATGGGAATGCAGTTTTAGCACCATTCCAATCGTAACCAGCAGGAGATAATACATAACCCCAACGATTCCAAATAGAAGTTGTACCGCCACCTTTGTATTTGTTAGCGTCACGGTAAACTTCAACTGAATCAGGAACCATCAACGATTCCATAGCGATTGCACCAGGCAATACAATGAATGAGGTTTTCTTATTAGCAGCAAAAGTAGTTGCAGCACCAACGCCAGCACCAGTACGTAACATTGTCAATTCAGCAGCAGAAAGCGACTGAGCAGCACGTGTAGTAATTAGACGGAATTTACCATTGAAGATTGTGTTAAAGTTAATGTTACCATCAACAATAGTTGTTTCATCAACAAAATTAGCTGAACGGAATGAAGCCATAGTTTCAGGAGATACAACTAAGTATGCCCATTCTGGTTCATAATCTTTAAATGCCATACCAAATGCATTTAAGAAACCTTCAGCACGTGAAGCACCTTGATATGCATAGTTAGTAACCGCACCAGGAGCAACACCATTAGCAGTAACGATTTTCTCAGAACCAAGATCTACGTAGAAACCATATTTCTTATCTGTAGGATCGTTAGAGAATGTTTGACCGCCTAAACCGGTTGCACCAGAGCCTGTAGCAGCACCGTTTAATGCTTCAGATACAGCAACACCTTTCAATACAGAAAGAATAGCATTGTGTTCGTCTTGAGCGCGGGTTTCACCGAAGTCACGGCCAATTTTAGCTAAACCGTCTTGTTGTGTAACAATTTGTTGCATGTTTACTTTTTCGGCACCGTGTGTACGCACAGTTTTAATATATGTGCTGTAGTCAGTGTCGTAATTGGTTTTGACGCCGTCTGCAGATTCAGTTAATGACGCAACGTTAATAGTTGGGTTTAACGGTCTCATCCAACGCATTTGACCAATAAAGGTTTCTGTGCTAGTATCAATTTGTGGATTAGAAGAAGTAATACCTGTGCCAGATAATTTTCTTGCATTGGTATAAGCTTCATCGCTGTAAGCACCAATTGCTTCTTGTAATACATAGTTATTTGTTAAGCCAGCCTGCATACCTGTAGGCAAGGTACTTGTTGTAACGCCCATTTTAATTTTCCTTAAAGTATTTATTTCCTGCGAAGTGATCCTTCAGCAGCACGTTTAAGCACTTCATCTTGTGATAACTGGAATAAAGATTTATTCGAAGTATCTTGAGAAGTACTGCTAGAACTTGTCTGACCGGCCCCTGTCGAAACTTTTGGTTTGAATAAGAAAGAATTGTTATCGTCTTCAGAAAATTGTTTTATAAAGGTTCTTAGATCAGTTCCTGATTTATGCACCCATACTCCATTTTCATTTTGTACAAGTTGCGATGCCACATCCATATATGCCATATCCGCAGCTTTATCACTCCTAAACGTATATCCACTAAGAACAGATTTTACTTCTAAATCCCTAGCGAGTTCTATGTTACGTTTTGTTATCGTTTCCAATTTAGCATTGGCTTCCGCTAACTGAAGTTCATAAACTTCTTTATGTTTTCCTTCTTCTTGAAGTCTTTTTATTTCAGCTTCTTTCTCTTTTTGTTCATACTCAGCAGCTTTCTTTAACGCATTGTCTCTTTCGCTGTACGCTTTATCGAGTTTTTCTTTGATTGGTTTAAGAGCTTCTTGGATCTTCGTGTCCATATCATCCACAGGAGAATTGGTAGCAGCAGTATCCGGAGTAATATTATCAGTTTCTTTTTCTTCGACATTTTCGGTCATTTTATGTTTCCTTTGAGTACAACTCAGTGTTATAAAGTGAATACAATTCACCCTATAGGATATTTGTTTTTAGTATTTAGGGTTAATTTAACGGGTTCTATAATCCCTTAAGATAATTATCTATTAGTATATTTCTAAGGGATAGATAATAGACTGATTAACTAAAGGGATTAAATAGAGGGGGACCGCTTTAGGGTTAATTTAACGGGGTCTCTGTAAAGAACCTGTGCATTATCATTTGTGTTTTGCTCCACATACAGTGCATGTGAACCCTTTCTTCTGATCTGGATTCATCACTCTCATTCCATTGCCATGAAGTTTATCCTGATTAGAGTGTTGACATGTACATCTTTTAATTTCTGCGTTCATATTTTAGCCTATACCGTAAAATCCCCAATCATCCTCAAATTTAGTAGGATCGGGGATATCGCTCATTACATCTTTCTTTGTTAAGATGTCCGCTTCTGTTAATGTTTTACCACCGACAACTGATTTACCAGCAACTGGAATTAATCCTTTGTCAATAGCTTCTTCTAAATATTTATCATATAATTCTTTTGGAAAACCTCTAGCTAACATTTCATCTAAAGTAACCTTGACAGGGTTCTTATCTAGTACGTTCGCATATAGCTTTCTTATACCCTTCCGGGCCTCCAACATATCGGCTGCATTGGCGAAAAACGCATCGTGAATGGTGCTTGTGGCAATCTTATTGTCTCGTCCCCATAGATGGAAATTCTTGACCAACGTAGCATCGTTTGAGTGATTCCCGTTAACGGCATATGCTGTTCGTGCTTTAGTCGCGTCTGCAATGTCATTTATCTTTCCTTCAGCATTTACTACTTGTTCCCACCAAGTGGCTTCTGTTTTCTGTTGCACTTGAACTAAATTATTAACCCAATTACCATCTTTATCTTTATAGACTAATCTTTCTTCAAATGACTGGGTGAAGTTTTGCTCAATAACTTTTCCATCAAAATTAACCCATGGGACATTAGTCCAAGACTTGGGCAGTTTATTAGCATAAAATATTTCAAAACCTTTAGAGATATTTAATTTTTCTATAGGCTCTATTTTAAATACTTTAAATCCAGTTCTACGATCTTTTGGGCCTTTTACACCATAAATAAGATCAGCCAAGGTTCCGTCAGGTTTCCAACCATCAAATCTCTTTAAAAACTTTTCAGACAAAGCTTCTCCAGGCCTTAATCCTAATATTTCACTAACTCTATCAGGTAATACATAACCCTTTTTACGGGTACCTAATATACTAGTAGCGCCTATAGATTTCCAATCTAATGCAGCTTGTGAAGGCTTAGCATTAGTTAAATAATCTTCAGCTAGCCTACCAAAGAATTTAGTAAAATCTTTAAGAATAGGAACCTGCTCACCTAAATGTTCAGACATTAATTTAGCAATAGCTTGGAAGTCTTTTGGAGTGACAACCATATCATATGAACGTGTCATCTTTTCTACTAGGTCTTTAGTAGCTGGATCAAGGAAGTATAATTGTTCCATTATCTCATCACCAGGGTCTAGTCCCTTATTAAAGATGTCTTTTACATTTTCTCTTAATTGCTTAAGTTCTGCAGTTGTTTCAGGATCAAACTTTTCATATCTTGCTGCACGTGCCGATATTTCATTTAATACTTTGTCTCTATCACTAGCTCTAACTACTAATGTAGGTGCAAATGTTTCAGGCTTTTTAGTTACATTAATCAATTCTTCTTGTAATGCTGAACTAAGATCTGCTATAGTCTTTTCTGTGTTTGCAGTAGCAGGTGTAAATCCTGCATCTTCTAAAGCCATTTCAGCAGCTTGTTTATTTGTCTTTAAATTATAAACACTCGCTTCATCTTTAATGATAGTGTCTTCACCAAACCTGTTTGACTTTAAAATACGTTTTTGAGCTTCTAATAATTTAAAGGCTCTTGAATCGGAAGGGACATTTAAAGATTTTAAATGCTCATCTAAAAATTCACCGAGTTCTTCAACAACTTGCATAGCAATATATTTCTTAGTATCGCCTTTTGAGCGCTGTTCAAATTTAGCTTTATTTTCAGCTATCTTTTCTTTAGAAAATTTTTCACCAGTCTTATGATCAAATGTTTTATATGTAGCACGCTCTTTTCTTTCATCTGTTAATTCAATATCAGAAGTATGTAGCCATTTAAACGTATTTTTTAATTCTGCAGGAGACAATTTACCTTTCATAGCCTTAGCAATTAGATCACCTTGCGCTTTAATAATTTCTTCTGGTGTGCCTACATAATTAGGGTCTGTTTTATTTTCAACACCTAATACACGTAATAAACCAGCTGAGTCTTGTCTCTCAGATAATAAACCTTCTGTCACTTTTACTTCAGGTGGTTTTGCAGGTTTCTTTTCCAACACTTTTGCAAGCTTACCTTCAACATTAAGAATTCCAGTTCTTTCTCCAGCACCATAGCTTTTGTTTACTAAGCTCGTTAAACTTAGCTGTTAATTAACACTTTATGTTACCATAAAGATCAGACTATATCATCAGTATAAATACTGTTCCGCGCTTCGAGTAGACTTCTACCCTACAGACTTCATAATCCGTTCTGGATCGTTTGTCTTAGTCGTTGCACCTTCAAAGATATTCCTATCTAAGCTTGGCTCAGGATTGTCCCATTGGGAGATCCCCTGAATTCACGGAATTTATTAACGTCACCTCCTATGTTAAAGGTGACCATATTTTGCTGTTGTTAAGTATATATCGTTACTATATACCGAATTAATCTATATAAAAATACTCAGATTAATTTCCTGCATATTACTATGCAGACCAGACTATATCTTACGTCCGTGTCTCCGCGTTTCCATTCACTTGAATGTACTCTCTTTCGAGATAGTCGTTGCACTACCCTATTACTTGGCATCCATGCCGGATAGCTCAGGATTGTCCCATTGGGAGATCCCCTGAATTAACGGAATTTTATAAGACCCATAATATTTTAAGCCTTAGCTGCTTTACGTAAATCTTTCTCATTTAAACCTAATCTCTCATTTAATACTTTAAACCGAGGATCATTAAAAGTTGCAGCAGCAATTTCATCATATAACCTGCGTTTCTGATTTGTAGGTATGACATTAGATAACGAGGCTAACTGTTTGTTCTTCGTAGTTAACGCAATAATCTGAGCACCTGATGATGAAGCATCTTGTTCTAAAGCTAGAGCTGTTTTGTATGCATTCATAGAGCCGCCGGCTTTAAGATGATTATCTATCTTAGCAGCTTCCATAGCAAATCTCATGAACTTACCAAGTTCCTCACCTTCAATTAATTGCACCATATCTGAGTCCAGAATAGCACGTAAATCTGCAGGTTTGGCTCTTAGCATTTTATTACCAAGGTCTACCATATCTGGCCACAATTTATCAGCAATCTTTTGGCGTCCAGTAAATGACAATGAATTATATCTACCTTCAAATACATCATTTAGACCACCCATAAAGGCACCTATCTGATCTCTGAAGTTTCTATATCCATCTTCGCCAAGAACTTTTTCTACTTCAGTATTTAAGAAAGGTCTAAATGATTCTCCCGATTGCGGACTAATAAGGCCACGATCATAGATCCTAGCCC